GTGGTCAGGCCGTAGACGGTGCCGTGGTCGGTCAGCCACTGCGCCCAGGGCAGGGTCGCTGTCGGTGGGGTGTCCACGTCGATGACCTCGCCGGGGGTGTCCGGGATCAGCATGTTCGCCAGGGAAACGCTGACACCGGGGACGATCGAGGTGATCCGCCAGGACCGTGTCGCCATGGGTGTCCTCCGCCTACAGGTTGGTGCCGGAGTTGGCGGCGACCGGGCCGAGATCCTCGATGAGCAGATCGATCGACGGGTTGGCGGCCATCTGGACCGTGCCGGCACCGCCGACCCGGGCGACGGTGAGCATGACGGTCAGGGTGAGGTTCGCCGTCGGGTAGTAGTAGCCGACGGCGGTCGCGGTGTCGGCGGTGAAGCTGGTGGTGTTGTCGCGGCCGGAGTTGAGGGTGGTGGAGCTGGTCGTCGGGGTGGTGCCGTCGATGGTGTAGCGCAGGATCGCCGAGATCGTGTCCCCGGCGGAGGTGCTGGTGAGCAGGAGCGACCCCGTCGAGACCCGGATGCAGTGCCCGTTCGGCACGAACGCCGCGAGCCTGACGACGCCGGTCTCGGTGGTCGTGGTCGACGAGTTGGTGAGCCGCTGGTGCCGTGCCAGGACCTTGTTGCCGTATACCGCCGCGGTCGGTCGGGAGTCGGTGATGTTGGCGGTCTGCACGCTGGCCTGGCCGGAGGCGATGGACACCAGGGCGAGGGTGATCGCGGAGTTCGGCTCGGCCGGCGTGCCGGAGCCGGTGTCTTCCAGCAGTTCGAGGGTCCAGTCGTAGGTGCCGGAGCCGATGACCTGCTTGTCGCGGATCCGGATGATGATGCGGTGGATTCGGGTGCCCGAGCCGGGGGCGGACGGGGTGACGCAGTTGACCGTGCCGTTGGAGACGACGACATATTTGCGCTGGTTGGTGCCGTCATCGCCCTGCACCACGGCCTTGCCGGAGCCGATGTCCACCGAGAAGTTCGCGCCGGCGCCGCGCTGCGCGACCAGGAACCCGGTGCCGGCGGTGACGGTCAGGACGCCCTCGTTGGGGACCAGGGCGTCGATAAGGGCCCGGTCGTCGGCGGCGTTGTACTGGATCGCTGCGTCGCCGCCGGTTGCCTGCATCCATAGCGGCTCGTCGACCATGTTGCTGTCGGAGGTCGACACGATCACGGTGTTGGCCACGGATCAACGCCCTCCGAAGTGCAGCTTTTGTAGTTGTGGTCTTGCGGTTGGGTCAGGTCCACAAATCGCGGAATAGGACGTCGAGTTCGCAGCTGGCGTCCTGGGTGCCGGTCGTCATGGAGATCAAGTTGGCGCCGGGTTGGAGTTCCCACCAGCTCGTCGTCGCAAAGTTGATCTTGTTGTAGTAGCTGAGCGACGGATCCCCGTTCAGCAGGACGGTCCGGGCGCCGACGTCGATCTCCAGATACGACCCGGCCGACACCGACACCGCGTCCAGCTCGATGACCCCACCCGTCGTCAGGTTCGTGATCACCGGCTCGGTGAACGCCCCGTACGCCCGCAGGATCGGCGGGGTCGGGATCGTGCCGCTGCTGGTCACCGTGACCGTGGACCCAGCACCGGCCGGCGTGTAGCTCCAGCCGGACCCGGACACGTAGGACCTCGGGTAGGACCTGCCGGTGTGCGAGGTCGTCGGCCGTAGCGTGCCGACCTGCTGGGTCGGGTCTTCGAGTACACCGGCCGGGACGACCCATTGCAGCGAGATGTCCAGCATCACCGCGGAGATCTTGTCGACCACGTACGACGCTGAGTCGCCGCGAAGTTCCGCCCGCCGCTCCCCCGACCACCCGTCCCGCTGGATGTACAGGAAGGGCCGCTTGTGCGCCGCGGTGAGCGAGCGGAGCAGGTCGGCGATCTGGTGCCGGGTGCCCAGCGACCCGACGGCGTCGTTGCGGACCAGCAGCCGGCACCGGAACGTCGTCGAGTCGTGCAGGCTGGTCAGGTCCGTCACCCCGGACCGGCCCACCCGCTGCTGGCCGACCACCCGGGGCGCGGCGAGCGGCAGCTCCGACGAGGCGCAGATGATCGCGTCGGAGGCGCTCGGTGTCGGCGGCCGCAGCCACACCGACGTGGCGCCGTCGACGATGCGGATCGAGTTGGTCACGGCGCCACTCCGGCGACGGACAACCCGAGGTCAGGTCCGCTGATCTCCACCTTGACCGGCCGGGCGGACAGGGCCTGCGCGAGCCGGGCGATCGTGTAGTCGTCCAGCCGGGTCGGCAGGTCGGCGTTGCGCATGTGCTCGTCCGCCCCTGTCGCGTTGTTCACGACATTGAGACCGCGGCGCAACGTGCCCCCACGGTCGAAGCGCGGGACCTTGACCAGGCCGCCGGAGGCCATGTGCCCGAGGTGCGCGAACGAGGACAGCGGGGTGACGCTGCTGCCGAGGTGCACGCCGCGTGAGCCGGTCGACTCGAAGGCGAGCCCAGCGAGCCAGCCTGCGGTGTGACCTACCGAGCCGCCGCCGGCTTCGCCCGGGTTGGCCCAGCCGGCCGAGAAGACACCCATGCCGGGTTTCGGGAAGAAGCCGGCTTCGTTGCTGGTGGAGAAGGTGTGGCTGTAGGGCGACCTGCCGTGAAGGATGTTCCAGACCGCTGACACGATGCCGCTGCAGTCGTACCCGTCCGGGCCGGCCGACGCCCAGATGTACGGTTTGCCGTCCTGGGCGCGGAGGAAGTTCTGTGCAGCGCCGACGTCGCCGCCCTCTGCGCCGAAGCCCAGCTTGTTCTTGACCCAGCTGACCAGGGTGGTGACGAGCTTGCGGGCGGCGCCGATGCCGAGTCCACGGATCGCACCTGCGCCGGGGATCTGACCGAGCAGCCCGTCGACCTTCCCGCCCAACCATTTCGCCGGGTTGATGATGGCCTCGACCAAGCCACCGTCGGCGTAGCGGCCGATCGCGATGCCGGACGATCCATCGCCGGGATGGGGGGGCTTGCGGCGGCCGATCAGCGAGTCGAAGTAGTTCACGCCGAGGTCGCGGACCACGTGGGCGGGGATGACGTACTCGCCGTTGGACGCCCAGATCGGGATCTTGTCGTCGCGGGGTCCGCCCGGCCCGCTGAGCAGGCCGCCGTCGGCCATCGCCGAGGGTGGCTTGCCGCCACCTCCGCCTCCCCCGCCGCCGCCGAAGGGGTTGCCGACGTGGGGGATGCGGTCCTTGACCCCGACGAAATCCGCGACCTTGTTGATCGAGTCGATGATCCCCCGGTTGATCACATTGTCGATCACCCAGGAGATCGGCGTCGCGACAACCGACTTGATCCTGTCCCATGCCTTGCCGATGAAATCGACGCTCTTGGAGAAGGCGTGCGGGATGGTCTCGGTGACGAAGAAGGCCAACTCGCTGAAGATCGGCTTGATGCCGTGGTTCCAGATGGTGCCGAAGAAGTCACTGACACCACTCCAGATGATCTGGATGCCGTGCCAGACGGCCACGAACTGAGGCCAGATCACCGCGGTGATATAGGTGATGAAGGCGGAGAAGATGGCCTTGGCGACGCCCCACCAGAAGCCGATCGAGTCGCCGATGGCCTTGAACGCCGGTCCGAAGATGGTGTGCCACAGCCACAGCACGACGGGCGCGATCACGGCCTCGAAGTAGATCTTCAGGGCGGCGAAAACGATCTGGATGACCACCCACCACGCGTGGATCATGAACTTCATCGCCGTGAAATACGGGTGGATGATCGTGTGGTAAAGCCACATCACCACGGCGCCGACCACGTCGATCGCGCCCTTCACGAACGCGAAGTACATCTTGATCCCGGCCCACCACGCCTTGGCCAGTAACACGATCCCCTCGAACGCCGGCTTGATCGCGTACTTCCACAGCCACATCACGGCCGGGACGACGTAGTCCATGAGAATCGCGCGGAGCAGCCGGAAGTAGAACTGGACACCGGCCCACCACAGCCGGACCACGACCATGATCCCGTCGAAGGCCGGCTTCAGCGCGTGCTGGTACAGCCACACCGCGGCGTCGCCCACGGCGTGGAACGCGACGACCAGCGCGGCCCACACCGCCTTACCCGCGGTCGCGAGCGCGCGACCAACCGTGTCGACGATCTTGCGGAACTTGTCGAAATGGAAGTACGCGTAGACGACCGCAGCGACCAGGGCGAGCACCGCAATGACGATCAGACCCATGGGGGAGAACGCCGCGTCGAGGATCAGCTGAGCGATCGCCCACGCCTTCGTCGCAATCGCGACGGCCTTTGACCAGGCCAGATACAGGGCGATCTGGATATTCGCGGCGCTGGTGATGACGGCGAAGGTGGCGACGGCCGCGGTCCACAACCACTGCGCCGCGGCGGCGATCCGCATGATCGCGAACAATGCGCGGAACGCCTCGGTCAGCTTAACGATCACAACAACGGTCGTTGCCATGGCGACGAGCCCGGCCGCGGTGCCGGCGATGGCGGCGGTCGCCCGGGTATGACCGGTGATCCATTCGCCGATCGGGCCGAGGATCCCGGTGATGCGTTCGGTGAGCCGGCCCATCAGCGGAAGCAGCGCCTCGCCGAGGGCGATCCGGACCGTGCCCAGGGTGGCGTGCATCTGGGCGAGCTTGAAATTGAAGGTCTGCTGGATGACACCCCAGCCGGCGACGTGGTTCCCGGCCTCGGTGGTGGCCTTGGACACCATGCCGATCGCGGTCGCGGTGTTGCCGGAGTTTTCCCCGGTCAACATCAGGGCGACGTTCATTCCGGTGGCGTCGCCGGTCGCCTTGGCCAGGGCACCCGAGTAGGACTGCATGGCCTGTGCGGCGGTGAGTTGCTGGTCGCCGAGCCGGTGGGTGGCGCCGGCCAGGGAGGCGAAACTCATGGCCTGCTGCGCCTGGATCGGGGTGAGGTCGCGGGCGGCCTTGCGGTACTGGATGAACGTGATCGACCCGTCGAGCAGCCGCTGCCCCAACTCCCGAACCTGCGGCGACAGGCCGTTCAGGGCGGTCTTCAGCTGCAGGATCACCTGGTCGGTGCCGGGTGGCATCAGCTTCAGGATCCGCTCGGAGATCTCCGCCAGGGTGCCGGACAGGCCCTTCGTCTTCAGATCGCTGGCGAGCTGGTTCGTCGTCAGGCCGAGCAGCGCCAGTTCCTTGGCCTGCACGCTGGTGGGGTTCTGCATGTGCCGGATCGCGTCGGCGAGGTTCTGGGTGGCCTGCTCCGCGGAGATGCCGTGCAGGGTCATCGACGCCAGAGAGCCGAGGATGTCGTCGATGCTGATCCCGGCCGCGGAGGCGACGGGAAGCACCGAGTGCAGGGCTCCGGTGAGCTGCTCGAACGTTGTCTTACCGGCCGCCGTGGCGGCGACCAGCTTGGACACGATCTCCGCGGACTTGTCCGCGGACAGGTGGTAGTCGACCAGCGCGGTTGTGGTCGCGTCGGTGACCTTGGTGAGGTCGGCGTTCTCCGCCTTCGCACCCTCAGCAGCCGCGCGTAGAACCTTCAGCGCTTCGGCGCCGTGGAACGACCCGGATTCCACGGTGTACATGGCCTTGCCGAGGGCTTCGACGGTGGTGCCGACCGGCCCGGCCATGGCCAGGATCCCGTCGCTGACGATCTTCAGGTTGCCGCTGACCCTGGTGCCGGTCTCACCCGCACTGGTCGTCAGTCGGACCATGGCGGCCTCGAAGTCCCCGGCTGCCTTGACACTCTTCGCCAAGAGCAGGCCGAGGCCGGCCCCGAACCCGACCACCATCAGCTTGGAGGCGCTCGACCCGAACGAGCGGCCGAACGCCTCGCCCTGCTTCATGCCGGCGGCGCCGAGCCGGGCTGCGGCCACACCCGCGGCCGCCTCCGTGGGGAACGCCAACATGTTCGGCGCGATCCGGACGAAGACGGTCGCGAGCGGGGCCACGGGTTCAGCCCCCCAACTGTGTGATCAGCGAAACTCTGGCCCCGTCGTCATCGGGGTGCGCATAGAGCTGGTCGTCCCACTTGTCGAGGTCTTCCTGGGTGACACCGTCGCCGGACGGGCGCAGGTAGACGTAGACGAAGTTGCAGATGGCCCGGACGGGCATCAGGTCGAGCGGCCCAAGTCCGCCGGAGAAACCATGCCCTCGATCAATGAGGGCTCCTTCGAGTTCACCAGTGTTTTCGGCCGCCCAGCCGATGAGTCGCCAGGCGGCGTGGTAGGGCGCGCGGTGATCTTCTCGATGCACCGCTGCACCAGGGACATCAGGTCGTCGGCCTCCGCCTTGGTGTCCATCGCGTGCCGCTCGAACGCCGCCCACTCCGACTCATCGACACAGTCGCGGATCATCGCGTACAGCGCGGCGAGGCCGGCCATGTCGGACGAATCGAGACCCTGCGCGGAGGCGTGGGCGAACTTCAGCAGCGGCATCAGCCCGATCGAGGCCGCCATGCGGAACTCGCGACCCATGAACTCGACCTTGCGGCCGTCGCCGACGATCTCGCCTTCGGCCGGGCCGACACCCTCCGCCCGGGCCTGCGCATCCTGCGTCGTGAGCCGCCGCGCCTTCGTCGGGCGGCTGCGCTCGCTAGCCACGCAGCGTTCCAGCACCGTACGGGGTGAACGGGCGGCCGGAGGCGCCGATTTCGAAGTTGAACTCCGCGGTGAAGGTGCCCACGTTGGCGCCCTTCTGCCGCTTCACGGACAGGGTTCCGGTCTGCAGGCACTGCTCGGCGACCCACCGCTCGGTGTTGTCGTCGGACTCCCAGCCGAGCGCGCATCGCACTTCCTGGCCGGCGGCGGGCAGGATGCCGGTGGACAGCAGTGTGGTGCCGGAGCCGGTGGTGGTGATGGCCCCGGAGCCGCCGTTGACGACGCGCTTCCAGGTGGTCAGGTTGACCTGCATCAGCTCGAACTTCACCCCGGAGGTGCGGCCGGTGGTGGTGTAGGCGACCACGTCGAGGTACTCCTCCGCCTCGATCGCGTCGACCTTGGGCGCGTAGGTGAGTTCGTGGCCGCTCTTGGTGATGCCGATCGGCAGCCACGCCCCGGCGGTGGCCCACAGGTCAGTGAAGACCGAGCCGACGACGGTGTTAGCCGGGAACGCGGTTCCCAGCGGCGCGGAGTACAGCACGCCCGCGCCGATAGCCAGGGCGTTCTTGGGGACCGCTACGTTCGCCACGGACTAACTCCTTTGGTGGCACGGGTTTCGGGGGAACGCAAAAGCCCACGCGGTTCCGCGTGGGCTTGGGTGATGCAGTTCGAGGTGGGGGGTTAGGACTTCGGCTGCTGGGCGGTCTTCTTCGGCGCCGGCTTGGCATCCGGGTCGGGGAACCGCTCGATCAGCTCGCCGCGGGTCATGTCGTCGACCTGCTCGCGGGTGAGTTCCTGGTCGTGTGCCAGCGCGTAGTCGCGCCACTTCGCTGCCGGCGCGGTCTCGGCGGGGCGTTCCCACGCTTCCGGCCGGGCCGCGTCAACATCGATCCCGAGGACCAGGCCAAGGTCGGCGACCACGTCGGCGTACATGCCGTCACCGGACCGGTAGCCGCACACGCCGTTGATGTAGACGTCCCGGCGGGCGGTGAAGTCATACGGTGGATAGGCCATCACACGCCGCCAAGGATGTAGTAGGTGACCTCGGCTGCGGTGGCGTCGATGGTGACCGCGACTCGACCATTTGCGTCGCCCCATGCCGAGTTGACCCGGGCGGCCTTCGCCGTTCCGGTTAGAAGTTGGATGGTGCGATTGCTGACCGCGAGGCCATCCTGGGTGGCGCTGTTGGTCAGGATCACGTTGTGGGTACCGGCTCCGGTATTGATCCACAGAACCACAGCGCCAGCGGGGACGGTGTCCGCCGATGCCGTGCCGGTGCGTTTTGTTGATATTGCTCCGGCGGACGACGCGGCGTTTTCGGCGGCGTAGTCGGTCATTAGTCCTCCACCCAGTAAATGCACCAAATGCCTGCGATGTAGAGCACGCCGTCCTCGCCGGGAACTCGGATTCCTAGTGCCAGTTCTTCGGGATGACCCGGGACTGCCCGCACGTGGACCGGAATCGGGAGGGCTTCCGCGGCGGCACCGTTGGCGCTGTTCCGGCCGGTCGTTGCGTAGCCACCGGCGGAGATCGCAACCGTTCCCTCGCCGCCTGATGCGCTGGTCCAACTCATGCCCCAGGCATCGGCGTTGCTTCCGTACATCGGGGACGGGTTCGACGCGAAGTAGGTGTGGAAGGACATCCGGCTGGGTCCTCCTATCGGTATCGGTCGGCTGAAGGGACGAGGAATGGGCGCGGCGGTAGGTGGACGGTGCCCAGCTCGTGGAAGCGCATGTAGAACCTGGCCCGCTCCCAGCTCACGTGGACCTCGGGATCGAGTCCGGGCTGCGGTTCGGGGTGGATGGAGTCGGCACCCTCGCCGCTGCGCCGTGGGGCGCGGGAGCGGGCCTCGGCGGCGATCTGCTCGCCGAGTTCCATCAGCGCCTGCATCACGAGCGGGTCGCTGGTGAGGTTGGACAACGCCGAGCGGTCCCAGGTGGTTTCGACGTCGTCGGCCATGGGGGATCGCCTCCGGTCATACGATCGGCAGATGACTGAGCCGGAACGCGAGTACGACACCGTGACCGCCGCCGACCGCCTCGACGTGCTGCGGTACATCGAGGACAGCGACCCGCAGCCCGTCGCCACCGACACGGCACTGATGGCCCTCGCCGGACTTCGGCTGACGTACGCGATCTACCACAGCGGGAAGGACTTCATCCTGTCGATGCCGAACCCGCTGCTGAGGGCGTACGCCAACGCGTGCACCGTGTTCGACCCGTCCGGATATCGCGCCAGCAGGGCCGAGCTTCAGACGAGCACCGCACCGACGAGTACCTGCAGCGACAGGACCGCCTCCGGGCCGTCTGGGGAGTTGGCGTAGTCGCCGGTGGTGGACTGGATGCCCATCCAGGTCATGCCGCCGGCCATGTCCGGGTTCACAGCCATTGCCGTGGCGATGGTGTCCGCGACCGCCTCCAGGTCGGCTTCGGCGGCTTCGACATCGGCATCGGCATCGGGTCGGATCACCCGCGCGTAGACGCCGACGGTGACCGCCTCCGACACCGCCGTACCCAGCTCCGCCGCAAGGTCGGATGTGACGCCACGGGTTCCGCCGAAGTAGATGACCTTCCTGGTGATGTCGCGGGCCGGGTAGGAGTAGGCAACCTGCCACCCGTCCAAGGCCCCCGCCGGGGCCGCGAGAGCGGTGAGAGCGTCTCGCAGGGCCCGTTTCGCGGCGTAGGCCATCGTGGACTTCACGGCGCGCTCCCTAGCCGACGGTGGACACGGTCGTGGCGGCCTCGGCCGCGGAGGCTCTTGCGGATCCCACGTCGGCGCCGGTGAGGATGGTCGCGGCACCCAGCGTGCCGGTCGCGGCTGCGGGGCCCTGGTCGGCGCCGGTTCCTGAGCCGGTGCCGTCCACACCCCAGCGGGGGGTGTAGATGCTGGTGGCCGGCGCGTTCAAGGCCAGCCGTCCGACTCCGGTCTGTAGCCGGATGTCGATACCGGTGACGACCGGTCCGGGCAGGACGGCGAGGCCCGCCCGCCCAGCGGCGACGGCGCGTTTGAGGTCGAGGCCGGTCGTGGCGGTGACGAGCAGCACCCGCGTGGTCTGCGGGGCCACCTTGCGACCGGTGGCCGCTGCCCGCAGCGGAATTGCGGTGGTGCCGGACTGGGCCCGGGCGGCCTGTGTGGTCTCGACGCCGACAGTGGTGAGGACCACCGTGGCGGTGGCCGTGGCGGTCGCCCGTTTCGTCGCCGCGCCGGTGGGGCGTGGGGTGACCAGTGCGCGGCCGGCACACCCGATGCTCTTCCGTGCCGCCGCGGCGGCGCTGACGGCAACAGCGCTGGCGCCTGTGCGGGACACCGCCTTGCGGGCGGCCGCGGTGCCGGCGACGGCGATGGTGCAGGTACCGGTCTGCTGCCGGGCGGTGCCGCTGGTTTCCGCGCCGCCGCTGGTCAGTGCGGCCCGGGCGGTGCCGGCCTGCGGCGCCGCCTTCGCGGCCGTCGCAGCCGTTCGCAGCGCCACCTCGGCTGTGCCGGTACGGGATACCAGCTTCGCCGCCGCCGCAGCTGTGCGCGTTGCAAGTTCCGCCGCGCCGGCCTGGCCGTGCGCCGCGAGACCAGCCGTGCGCAGCGCGACCTCGGCGCGGCCCGTTGTCGGCGCGGTTTTCGTCGCGCGGCCCGTGGCCGTCACGGCGAGGGTGGTGGTGCCGGCCTGCGACACCACCTTGACGGCCGTCGCTGCGGCGCGCAGCACCGCCTCGGCCGTGCCGGTCTGGCCGTGTGCAGCCAATGCGGCCGGGCGGAGTGCGGCCTGGGCGCGGCCGGCCACGGATGCGGTCTTCGCTGCCCGGCCCGCGGCGGCCGCCGCAACGGTGGTGGTGCCGGTCTGCTGCCTGGCCGCGGCGGTCGTCTCGGTGCCGGTGGCGGCCAGCGCCAGCCGCCCCACGCCGGCCTGCGGCGCCGCCTTGACCGCGGTGGCGTCCGCACGCACGCACAGCTGCGCTGTGGTTGCCGCGGTCGCCGTCTTGCGGGCCGATCCGGACCCGACGGCCGCGAGAGTGCAGGCCCCCGTCTGGGCGGCCGATTTGACCGCGGACCCGGCCGCGGTCAACCCCAGGGGGGTTGACCCGGTCTCGGCGGACCCGCCACTGACTGCGGCGGGCAGGATCTCGATATACGCCCAGTTCGCCTCGGTCGACGTGCCGGGCAGGTGGAACCGCAGCAGGTTGGACTGGCTGGAGACGTCATCCGGCACCAGCCGTTTGATCATTCCCCAGCCGATTTGACCGGCGATGGTGCCCAGGCTGGACGCGGCGGCCTGATAGCAGCCCTGACCGGCCTTGGCCGTCCCGACGACCGTCCAGTCGCACATCACCGCGAAGCCCTGGCCGAGGGTGGCGGATGCGGTGTACGTCTGGTCGAGCATCGACACGGACGCCGAGCCCGCCTTGCCGTGGGCACCGACCGGGGTCGAGGAGTCCTGGTTGGTGACCACCAGCACCTGGAGGGCGGCCTGCCGCGTCGGCGACGCGGCGTTGTTGTTGACCGTGACACTCATCGGTGCGCCGGTGACGACCGGGGCCGTCCAGATGGCGGCCTGCCCGTTGCGCCCTGCCGCGTCCGCCCGGGACTGCCAGTCGCGCAGGGTGTAGGTGAGCGGCACACCGAGGCTGTCGGTGATCGTGGGTGTGGACGGGTTCACGCCGGCGCCGCTGTTGCCGGCCCACAGCACCAGCAGCATCGACCCGGACGGTGGGCGGAACGTGCTGGTCGCGGTGCCGGTTGCCGTGCCCGCAATGTTCAGGGCCACCTCGGGCGAGGTCTCACTGATCCGCAGGCCGGTGTCCGTCGGCGCCGCATCGGCCGTCCCCGACCAGGGGCTCCACACCCCGTTCGGGGAGATCCCGTCCCCGGGTGGGTGAGACCACACAAACGGTGGCGGGTCCTTCTCCGGCGGGTCACCCACCAGCGGGACCAGCTCCACGTACACCCAGTTCAGGGACACGCTGGAGCTGGGCAGGTTGCTGATGAGGGTGGTGGTGGCGCCGTTGGTGCCGTCCGCCGCGGTGCGCCGCGGGAACGCGTACGAGATCTGCCCGGAGATGCTGCCGGCCGGGTCCTCGGTGCATCCGGTGCCGGCGGTCTGGGTGCCGGTGGTGTCCCAGTCGCAGATCGCCATGAAGCCCTGCGAACTGTCCGCGGTGGCGGTGTAGGACTGCGACACCGTGGTCGTGGAGAACCCGTTGCCACCGGACCCACCGGTGCCGACGAGGGCGTTGGTGACCACCCAGACGCGCAGCGCCCCATGGGTGGCGGCGGTGGAGTTGTTGGTGACGCTCACCGTCATCGACGCGCCGACGGTGACGGCGGCCGTCCACATGGCGGCCTGGCCGTCGGGGTGGCCGATCGGGTCGTCCTCCGCGCTGCGGTGGTCGACCAGGATGTAGCTGAGGTGGGCGCCGAGGTTGTCGGTGACCGTGGGCATCGGCGGAAGCTCGCCGGTGCCGGAGTTACCCGCCCAGCCGACCACCAGGACAGAGTTGTCCGGTGGGGTGAACGGCGCCGTGGTCGCGGTCGGGTTGCCGGTGACCAGTGAGGGAGATGAGGCGTCGATGTTCACGGCTCAATGCCCTCCCGGGCCGCCAGGTCAGGGATGCGGCATCGCTCCTACGCGACGTTGGTGCCCATGAGGTGTTTCGCGTCGAACCAGAAGTCGTTGGTGCTGGCCTGGGTGTTCACCGCCGTGGAGATCAGCCACAGGTTGTTCATCGCGGTGAACGCGGCCCGCAGCTGCGTGTCCTCGCCGGAGCCGTACCCCAGCGTGCCGGTCATGTAGGACGAGGACAGCAGTGTCGTGTCGTCGAGCTGCTGCGTCTTGAACCGCGCACAGACGAACAGGCTGTTACGCACCGCCACGAGCGCGCCGCCCATGAAGCTGTCGAGTCCGGCCTTGGTGATCGTGTAGCCAACGGACATCGGGGGGTCTCCTAGGACCAGATACGCACGGACAGGTCGTTGCAGGTGACGGTGTTCAGCGTGCTGGGCGTGCCCCACTGGGCGCCGACCGTGATCGTTTTGACGATCGTCGTATCGATCGTCACCGTTCTCGCAGCCGCAGTCGTGGGCAGCGCGAAGTCGCTGTACGCGGTCAGCGAGGTGGCGAAATGGCAGTGGCCGGTGCCGACGATCTGGCCGGACGTGCCGGTCAGGCGGACCCGGCCGTGGTAGGTCAGAATCCACGGCACGGCCGTGACGCTGGCCGTGGTGGTGATCGCGCCGGTTGTCGCCAGGGCGACACCTGCTACTCCGCCGTAGTAGAAGCCCAGCAGCAGGGTGGGCGGGCCGGTGGTGGTCGAGAACTGCCCCCACGCCTTCAGTTCGATCTCCACGCCCTGTTCCAGGGTGTACGCGGGCAACTGCTTCTGCGGCAGCGTGGAGATGTCGGTGAGGGTCGTGGTGTTGGCCAGCGCCGCGCCGTCGGTGATGTGGAGCGGCGGCAGGACGGTGGGCCAGTACTGGCGTGCCATGTCACACCGTCCTAGATCGCGCTGGCGTCAAGGACGAGGGCGCCGATCGCGGCGGTGATCTGCCCCTGGCCTGCGAACTGTTCGGGGACGACCTTTTCGAAATAGACCTCGCCCTGGCCGGTGAGGTCGACCGCGGCACCACCGGAGGTCAGGGAGATCTGGAACGTGTCGGTGGCGGTGCCGACCACGAAGTAGGCGCCGCCCTCGGTGATGCCGGCCGGAATGGTTTCCCCGACGACGTTGAACAGGATCACCCGGTCCGCGTTGGCCAATCCGTGACCGTTGCTGGTGATCGTGTTGTTGGTCACGTTGGTCGAGTCGACGGTGCCGAACCCCTTCTTCGGCGTGGCGCCACCGAAGACCGAGTAGCCGCGGAAGTTGTTCGTGTTACCACTGGAGGCGTTCCACAGCGTGAAGAAGCCGTACGTCCCGGCCGGCACGTCGAACGTCAGCGCACCCGTGTTCGAGACCGAACCAGAGGCCGGGGTGCCCCACGTCACCGCGATCCGGGCGTAGGCCGGCGACCCACCGGTCGCCTCGGTCGCCGCGGCGTTCGTACCCGTGCCGGGGGTGGTGTCCGTGGGTGGGGCGGTGGTCAGGGTGTTGATCCCGACGTGGGTGATGATGCCGGCGATCCCGCCACCGGTGCCGGACTTCAGGGCCTCGTTCTGGGCAATCGCGTTGAAGGGCACGGACTTCCCCTACTTTCCTGCGTGGTTCACGCGACGACCGGGCGGCGGTCCCGCCGGTAGCGGTGGTAGACGGCGTCGATCTCCTGGTAGCCGGTGTGGTCTTTGTCCGCGACGGCCATGACGGTGGCGTGCAGGGTGCCGGCCTCGTTGCTGTAGGTGGCCAGCCGGTCGGGGATGCCGGAGCGGGGCTCGTTGAGCAGGTGCCGGAGGTGGCTCATCCCGGCGCCCGCGACCCGGCCGGGTGGCCGGTCGAGGCCGTGTTCGTACTCGACGACGATGTTCGACCCGCCGGCCGGCCAGATCGACCCGGTGGGCAGGGTGAGCATCCCCGACTCGGACAGGCCGACCGCGGCGACGGTGGGGGTGGACCAGGCGACCCCGGACACCGTGACGGAACGGAGCGCGCGCAGCCAGGGCCAGCGCACGCCGATACGGTCGCCGCCGTTGCCGGACAAGGTTTCCCGCCAGTACCGGGGCACGAACGCCTGGCGGCAGATGCGCTCGCAGTCGTCCTCGACCTCGATACGCCTGGCCACGATTGCCGAGGTCGGATAGGTCGTCGTGTTGGCCAGTGACGGGTCACTGGCCCGTGCCTCGGCAATGCCGAAGTGGAAGCCGCCGACGATCTCGACCCGGTCGGTCAGGGTGACGGTGCCGCCGCCGAGGGTGCCGGTCCAGGCGACATCAAGCCAGTCGAGGTTCGTCTGGCTCGGCAGGACGAATGAGTAGGTGCCGGTGGCGCCGTGTGTGGCTGCGCCCGAGGTCACCCCGGTCCCGTCTGCCGCCCGCGTGACGGCCACGGTTACGGCTCCGCCTGCGTCGGTTGGTGTCTCGTCGACGTAGAAGACCCGGGTCAGGTTTGCTGCTGCGGTGCGGACGACCCGGATCAGGGACACCGGGTGCTCCGCGCCTCGACGAGGGCCTTGACCTTCACCGCGTCGCCGGCGAGGCCGGCGCCGCGCCACGCATCGAACGCCTGCCGGTCGGCTTGGTGCCGTGCTGCGGCGTTCGAGGCCCGGTAGCTGTCGTCCCAGGCCGCCTTGCCCGCAGCGGGGTGAAGGTGCTCGATGACCACGTCGGGTCGGTAGGCGATGCACCCGGCCGCCCGGCCCAACTCCAGCACCGCGTTGTCGACGTACATGTGCGCGCAGGTAGGCAGCATCATCCACCCGACCGCGCGGACGAGATCGGCGGACACGACCCAGGCGGTGGGTAGGTCCGGTCCCTGGAGCAGGTCGTTGCCGTAGGCGATTCCGACACCACCCGGCATCGCCTCGATCGCCTCGATGAGCTTCAGATTCCAGTCGCCGCGCGGCCGGTGGTCGTCGCCGAGCGATGCGAGGTAACGCGGCGGGTCGGGGCTGTCGATGGCCTGCTGGGCAAGATGGTTGGTCCAGGCCGACAGTGACCGACGCTCACCCCGGTAGGCATGAACGCGGAACGCCGCTGGCACGACTCGGCATACGCTCCAGTAGTCGGCCTTGTCGTCGTTGTCGAGACCGACCCAGATTTCGACGCTGCCGGCCGTCGTGGTGTGGATCGCCAACTCCAGTTCGGCGAGCTGTTGCGGGCGGCCGCGCGATGGGGTGATGACGGCGAGGTCAGCCATCGGTCGCCTCGTAACGGAAGACAAACAGCCCGTTAGCGCGGATCACCGTCACGTCGCTGAGCAGCGGTAGGCGTTCCATGACGAAACGCCGGATCTCCTCCGCCTCGACCATTGTGATGCTGCCCTCGCACCGGACGATCAGGTGGTCGCCGGGTCGTACAACCGTGGCCTCGACGATCGGCACGTCAGCCATTGCGTACCCACCAGCCGGCCGGGTTCTGACTGACCGCCGACGTTCGCTCGACGGCGATGTCCCTCGACCATTCAGGCTGGCCGTACAGGAAGCGGGCCACCGCGTCCAGCGGTGTGCCGGCATTCGTCGACAGACCGTGGTCTCGCGAACGCGAATCGGCGCCGTAGCCGAACAGGGTGTCCTCGACCACGAGGTAACAGCCGGGCGATACCAGCCCGCCGTACAGCTTGATCTCCTCGGCGACGTGCGGGGCGGAGTGGTCGGAGTCGAGCGACACCATGCACCGTCGGCCGTCGACCAGTTCGGCCACCCTCGCCGCAATGTCCGGGTCGATGCTGCTGCCAAGGAGGTAGTCAACGCCGGTCGTGGGGGGTCCCAGCCTGGCGTGTGACACATCGACGGTGACGACCGCGAGGCCCTGTTCGGCGAACCAGCGGGCCGACGCGCCGGTGTGGGTGCCGGTCTCGACCACCACCTCCGGCTTGGTCGCCGCGATGATCGCGGCGTAGCGGTCCAGGTCGGCGGGCAGCTTCCACATGCCGTGGTGGTCGTGCTCGCCATGGGCCAGCGCTTCGAACGACTCCTCGATGTCGATGGCCACCGTGAGGTCCGGGTACGGCTGAAGGGTCACCGCTTCCTGCATGACGTAATCCAGCTCGGACAGCCAGACCTCCTTGTGGTGGGTGGTCTTGACGCCGGTGTGCACGACCGGGACGATGCCGGCCTTGAGGAGCCGGCCGCAGAAGGCGATGTCCTCCCCGACGATGTCGTCCTGGTGGTCGTACAGCATGTCGAACCAGTGGTTGCCGACGTCGGCGCGTACCTTCTCCAGCGCCGATCGGTGGATGAGTAGGAACGCCGCGCCGGTTCCCGCGACCTCGGTGACCTTGTTGTCCTCGTAGTCGCCGAAGTAGCAGAACGACGGACGGTCGTCGTCCCCCGTCTTGCCGATCTTGTACATGGTGGGGACGATCGTGCGGCGCCACCCGCCCATTCCGTCGTACGCGGCCTCCATCGCGGCGAAACACAGCGCGCCGACGACCGGGCGGGTCACCGGGTCGGCCGCTTCGTCCAGCAGTCGGTGGACGGCGTTGGCCGCCCACCCCATGTCGGTGTCGATGAACAGCAGCCACTCGTGGTCGGTCTTGTCCAGGAACAGGCGTGCGGCGTAGTTGCGGATGTGGGCGAGGATGCCCGACCCGCACCGCAGGTTGAGCGGCTTACGGGCGATGCGGCGACCGTGGTCGAGGTCGTATTCGAGCATGCCGCGCATGCTTTCGTGCCAGGAGTGGCTGACGTGCTCGTTGTGCAGGTAGGCGATCTGCACGATGCCGTCGCCGGGCTGGTTGGCCATTGCGCCCTTTCGGTTGGGGGAGAGTCCCGGGCCCGTTCCGCGGCGCGGGACTCTCCCCCACGTCGCGGAACGGACGATTGCGGTCAGCTACCGGAGTAGGCCAGCTTCGTGATGGACTTCGGGCGCCGCGCGAAGGTCACGGCCTCATAGCCCCACACGCCGATCCGGACCAGCGCCGGGCCTACCGGCTGCTCGAACTGGAACTGCATCGGCGGGGAGATCGAGAACAGCTGTTCCTGGCTGTTGAGGATGAAGCCGGTCGACGCGCCCACGCTCGGCGAGGTCACCACGTTCAGGGTCTCCAGCCGTCCCTGGAATCCACCGGCGAAGGTGTTGCCCAGATCGCCACGGCCGACGGGGTTCTGTGCCGGGTACGCCTGCGCCAGGATCAGCGGCCGGCCGGTGGTGTCCGTCAGCTTCAGGTACGAGGCCCACCGGGCCGAGGTGCCGACGAACAGGTCCGGGTCACCGGCCGGTGCGTCCGCGATCGCGACGATGCCGTCCAGGATGCCGGCCCGCTGGTTGATGATGTCCGTCGTGGTCAGCACGCCCGCGGAGACGGTTGCGGTGTTCACGCCCGCGACCGCGGTGATCGCGACGATGGTGAGGATTTCGGCGTTGTCGTAGAAGTCGCCGATCATGTCCCCCCAGATGACGGCATCGACCGCGGGGTTGCTGGCCTCCAACATCTGCCGGGACACCTCGGTGAACCCCGTGATGTCGGTCGGGGTGACCGTGATCGTGCCGTAGCCGGGGTTGGTGATCGTCGCGTTGATACCTTCCACGGTGCTCGACGTCTTGGCCACCGTCCCCGCGACCGGGATCGTCCACGCGAACGGGCCGGCCCACGGCACCTGACGCAGCTGTGCGGCCAGGCGCAGCTTCTTGTGCATGACCGGGGCGAACTCCTCGGCCAGCCACACCGGTGGGACGAGGCCGGCACCCAGCGTGGTCGCGCCCGCGCCGAGCACGGCACGCAGATGCGTGTCCTGCTGCGCCCGGCCGATCATGACCTGGGTGTACCGGGCGAGACGTTCGGCCGCCGCCTTGTCCCCCATCTTCTGCGACCGGTACTGGTCGGAGACGAAGGAGTACTCGCCGCCCCGGGTGTAGGTGCCCGGGTCGCGGTCCAGGGTCCGTCCGCCGCCCAGGTTCACCGACCGGGTGCCGGTATCGACGCTGTCCTGGCGGTCGTCGGGTTCCTGGCCATCCTCACCGGCGACCCGCGCGGCAGCGGCACCGGCGACCAGGTCGTTCATCTGGGCGACCTTGGCGTTGCGGACCTCGATCTCCGACAGATCCTCGATCTGCTGGTACAGAACCTGCGAGCGCTCGCCCATGTCGACGACCGACCGCAGTTCCTCGGAGGTCATGTCTCGGCGGCCTTCGGCGGCCCGTTGCTGAAGGCCGGCGATGGACGTCTGCAACGTCGCGTACTGCTCTTTCAGCGACTCAAGGTAGATGTTCTTGGGCACGACAATCTCCACGTTTCCACAGGGACAGGGATGCTCCGTGTGACCGGGGTGTCGCACAATCCGTGGAAACGTCGTGAGGGTGTCGGCCGGGGGCCGGGGTGTTCACGCGCCGGACGCGGGGTGTCGGTCTGAGCTGGGTGCTACTTCCTCTTGGCGTTGAACGGTAGGCCGAGCTTGATGGTGCGGATCAACAGGTCGGTGTCGGGCAGGTCGCGGATGGCGCCGGGCATCAGGAACTGCTCGGCGCGCCTTTTCAGGTCTGCGTCGGCCTCGTCGAACACGGCCTGGGTGGCGCGGCTGCGGACGCCGACCACCGCCGCCTGGTCGCCGTAGGCGCCTTCCATGACGATGGCCACCTCGCGCAGGTCGGCGGTGACCCGTTCCACGGTGCCGTCGGCGAGTTTGCGGTCCTTCGCCGCCCGGAACATGATGCTGAGCTGGTCGAGGGCGTGGTCGCGGACGAGTTCCAGCGTCTCGTCCCCGGCCGGGGTCTTCGACGTCTGTAGCTCCACGTACAGGCCGGCGGCGTCGTCGCGCAGCAGCGACGCCGCGCCGATCAGCGTCCCGCCCAGCAGCGCGTGTTCCCGCGCGAACTTCACCCGCTGCGGCTTGTCGAGCTGGTGGTTGAACGCGCCCCGAGAAAACTGCTCGACCAGCCGGTCGTCGATGCGGGTCGGCGCGTAGTACGGCACCGCGATCCCGTACACGGTCCGGCCACCGCCGGAGGAGCGGACTTCCAGGTCCGGGGCGAAGGAGCGGAACAGGTTTTCGGTCATGTCTCAGCCCCGCCGGGTGCCGTCGCGGAAGTAGTGCATCTCGTGCGCCGAGCAGATCTTCGCGCCGGGTACGACCCGGCCGTCGGCGTAGTGCCCGGTGCCGTCGTCGACGACGCACATGCCCGGATCGCTCCGGGTCGCCTTCGGGGCGGGCTCGTCGTCCACGGCCGGCGTCGGGTCGGCCTTCGACGCGTCGCCGGAGGAGCGGGACGTGTGGTGCAGCGCCGCCGTGTCGGTCTCGGGCCCGGTAGCCCTGCTCTCGGTTGCTTTCGCCACGACTGCGCTCCTATCCGTCGTACTTGCTGGGTTGCTGCGCCTTCTTGGCCGACTTCGGGGGCTTGATCGGCTCGGCGGGCGTCATGGGTCGCATCGGGGTGGTGGTGGGCGTGATGGCGGGTGGGGAGACGTAGGCGTCCGGCATGGCCGGTTTGTCGGGCAGCGGCGGACGGTGCTCCAACTCGCGGACCTCGTCGGTCGTCAGGAACCCGTTCTTCAACGCGATCTCGTGGGCCTGGTATCTGGTCAGGGTGTCGGCCCGGAGGATGGCGTCGACGTTGGCCCTGGCGCACGTTCCGCGGGGGAACGCCAGCGTCAGGGTCTGCTCGAACCTGGCGACATGTCCGCCGAGGGAGAACTTGAGGAGGTTCACCTCGTCCTGGGAGATGTTGCTGTACTGCCTGGCGCTGTTCATCCCACCGAGCCAGCCCACGGGCAGGCCGAAGACCAGCTCCAGCTCGTTGAGGGTCATCTTGCGGGCCTCGACGAGTTGCAGCTGCTCCGGATTCCAGCTCAGCGGCACGAACTTTGTGGACGCGTTCGTGACCGCGATCGACCGGGTCCGCTGGTTGGCGAGCCACTGCGCCTTCAGGTCCATCGCCTCGGTCTCGGTCAGGTCGGGGTTCGAGGACTCCAGGACGCCGGTGGGGACGCCGTGGGTGGACAGCGACCGGGCCTGCGACGACTGTTCCTGCGCCAGGCTGAACGTGTTGAGGTGGTTCTCCAGGACGCCCATGCCCCGCACCGCGCCGGGCTCACAGGGGCCCTTGATATGGATGACGTCCTGGCTGCCCAGCGCCTTCAGGCTCCCGATCGTGTACTCCAGGGCGCCCACGGGTAGCGGGGAGTCCGTGTATTGGGTGACCCGCCGGACCTGACACATCTGCGCCGGAACCGGCAGGATCGCCGTGGGCCAGCCGGCGTAGTTGCGGGCGGCGATGACCCCGATGGCGTTGCCGTGGAAGATCAGGTCCAGGCCCATCGACGAGAACGTTGTCATCCGGGTGTCCGGTGGGGACGGCTGCTCCAGTAACGGCGGAGTGGGGTAGATCTTCTCTTCGGGCCGGTCGGCGTACTCGCGGTAGCTGTCCCAGGGGAACTGGCCGAGCAGGTCCGACAGCAGCACTGAGGCCCGCCACGCTCCCGGGATGCCCAGGGCTCCGCGGTACGTTCCTGGGCTGACGAAGTCCGGGCCAAGGTTGTCGATGATCGTGTAGTTCTGGCTGACACCGGTCACCGTGTCCGTCGCGGTGATCCGCGTCGACCGGGTGAACAGGCGTCCCAGGCCCATGTCAGATCTTGCCGGCCTCGCGGAGCATGCCGACCACGACGAGCGTGACCCCACCGACCATGAGGGTGACGGCGAGGCCCCATTGCAGGTAGATGCCGGTGCCGGCGCCGGCGGCGCCGCCGAGTTGGGCCAGCAGCGGCCAGGACGGCAGGGCGGGGAACCGCAGGCCCCGGACGCGTGGCTTGGCGGGGAGCCGTGCCGCAGCCTCGAACGTCTCGTAGGTGGTCACGTCTCTCCTCGCGGTCAGTAGACCTTGGACCTCGGCGTCATGGCCCGGCGTAGCGCCCACAGCGCGGCGGTGACCGCACCGGCGGGGCAGAACCCGGTGGAGTTCTGGCGGTCCCAGGCCCGGGCGTCGCCGAGTTTGCGTTCCTGACCGCCAGCGACGGCGGTGTTGAGCGCGTGCTGGTTGCCGTGCCGCACGTTGCGGGCCGCGGTGTCCTTGCCGGCGACCCCGTCGACGAGGTCTCCGAACGAGCGGGCGGCGTCCTGCATGGTCATCTTGACCAGGGGGATGTTGGCGTCCTCGAAGTCCTTCAGCAGCGACCCGGCCGGCCCGCCGGGGTCGAGGGCGAGGACGCTGCCCGGCCACCGTTTCAGCAGTTCCTGCGCTCGGGGCAGGCACCATCCGGTGCCGGGCCGGTGGTCGACCCCGTCGTCGTTGGCGGTGAGTTCGACCTGCCTTAGCCCGTCGCCGCGGCGCCACGCCACGCCGATGGCGGCCATGCTGTGGTCCCATTCGACTTCCAGGCCGAACGCGATCGGTTTTTCCGGCGCGTCGGGGACGTCGATGGCGGCGGTCCAGTCGGGTTCGGAGATGACCAGCCACCGGGCGATCTCGTCGATCGGCCAGACGCCGAGGTGTTCGGTGTCGAACTTCTCGGGCCTACCGGCCTCAGTGAACGCCTGCAGCTGCTTGGCGAGGAACCACTCGGAGATTCGGATGCCGAGGGCCGGGTTGCAGTCGTACCAGACCTGGGGGTCGGTCCGGTCGAACTTCTCCGGCGGCGACCACTCGTACACGGCGACCCGGTCGCCACCGTCCGAAACTGCGCGGCGCCGCACTGAGGGCAGCATCGCGTCTTCGGGGACCGGGCCGATGTCCTCGTCGGGAGGTGTGGTCGTGTAGATGATCTGTGGGTTCGGGATTGTGGCCAGCGTCGGCGTCTGCGCGGCGAACTGGCCCACCGTCAACGCCCACGCCTCGTCAAAGATGGTCTTGGACCCGGTCAGGCCACGGCCCGCGCCCAGGGACCGGGCCACGAACTGCAACATGCCGCCGCCGGCGTGGCGCGTGAGGTAGATCCCGGGGTCGTTGGTCCCCTGGACGATCCGCTGGACCCGTTTCGACAACCAGTCCGACCCGTCGATGATCTCCTTGAGTCGACGCAGAGCGGCCATCGAGGTGCGGAACTGGTGCGCGCTGTGCAGGATCAGCGGCTCGCGGAACAGGAACAGCCCGCCCAACTCGACCGCTTCGGTGAACCCCCCCTTGCCGTTCTGCCGGCTGACCAGGAGAAGCAGCTCGTAGGCGGACCACAGCCCGTCGTCACGGATCCCGAACGCGTCGCGGGTGATGGACGCCTGCCACGGGTCCAGGGGACGCCCGATCTGGTCCATGAAGTCCACGACCTCGTCGCCGTACGTTCTGACGTACGGCGGCGCCTTATGAACCCGCGGCGCCTGCGACCCGAGTCTTACGCCGTTCGGCGAGGTCGTCGCGGACGGCACCAGCAATTCGGTCAAGCGGACTCTCCCTACCGACGACCGGCAGCGAGTCAAGCTCGCGGATCACGTCGCGGAGTTCCTTCGACAGGACCGCAACGTCGCGGCCCTCAGCTTCCTGGAGTTCCTGGGCGACCTTGTTGCGGATGGCTTCCAGTGACGCACGCCGGTCGTCGCGGTCGACGATCGTGGACAGGTTCGGGCGTCCGCGGGTCATTTCCTTACTCTCCGCTTATCCGGATTGCCGTTACCAACGGTAACGAGTCCAGGATCACCCGAGTCGCCACTACTGGCCGTCACAATGGGCAGTGGCGGAGGGTAGTGCCCCGATTCGGCGGCCCAAGGTGCGATCATCCTTTCGGTCGAGTTCTCCCTAAGGCGTGATCCACGAGCAAGCCGCTGACCTGCATAAACGCGATCCGCGAGGGTTAGATGATCTCCGTATAGGCTTGATCAAAAAAAATCGGAGGGCGGGTGGCTCTCGGCCGCGTGTTGATCAGGAAAAAATCGACCCGACCCTATGTTACTCTCAGTCAATGATCATCCGAATGTTACCGAACGTGATATTCCCTTGATCCACATGATCCCGAGCAATGTGACGCACGGTTACATCGACACGAACCGCACCGATACGAGGCCCATCCGCGACGCTCGATCAGTCACGATCATCACCATCGACGATCAGCACTACGCTTCGGCACAGGCACAGCCCGCGTCCTCGCGCCGTTGCCATGCGACAGGTTGCACCGCCTATGCGCAGGCCCCCCATTGGCAGGGTCCAGCGGCGCACCCCCACGGGTGAGCGGCACCAGGTGATCAGCAGTGGCCGACATGGGGTCCCTCCACGGGAGCCTCTTGTCGATAGGCCGACCGCACCTGCAGCAGATGGGTACAGCAGCAGCCAGAACCTTCTCCCGCCACCGCCTGTACGGCCTACCCATACGGCCCTTACGCAGCTCAGGGTCCCTGTATGTGGTCCACCGCTGCTTACGCTCGGCGTACGTGGGGTGCCTGAGCCTGCCCACAACTACGGGGTACAGCGCCAGGGTGCGGGCATGGGGGTTCCCCTCCTACAGGGGTAAGGGATTCCGGCGAGGGTGCCTGATAGCGGGCACGCAGAAGTCCGGCGTGCCGATCATCTGTCCTGACCAGCGAATCCGTCAAGTCGCCACGTCGATCAGCACATCACCAATCAGCACCGACGTGATCCGAACCCCATCCGGCACGTCGAAGACGTACTGGTTCGTGTCCTTCACCCCCGGGTTCACCGGGCCCGCGAGCCAGCGGGTGCCCTCGTACCGGCGTCCCTTCACGTCGAACGCGGCGAAGTCAGGGCTCGACGTGTCGTCGAACCGCGCCGGCTCCGCCTTGGTGTTGGTGTACTCGATCGACGCCACGCACACCCGCCCCGGATGACCCGCATCATCGCCGTTCTGGAGCAGCTTGCCCGCCTCGCCGCACTGCGCGCCAACCAGGACCATCCGCCAACCCGGCACGTCGAACGGCTTACCCACCTCCCCCGACCTGCTCGACGAGGACGGCGAGACCGGATTTGGTGCGGGTTCCGCAGACGGGCGGCCTCCGGTCGGGGACGCAGCCGGCGACCCATCGTCCGAACAGCCAGCCAGCAACACCAGAGCGACAGCAGCAACCACCAGGAAGGGTCGAGTCACGGCTGACAGTATGACCCAAGACCACAACCTGTCACATAGACCGATGGGAGTCGCTTCGCTCCCCGCCTAACGGCGGAGTGGCTGATCAATCGCCGTCGCTGAACGGAACGAGCCGGCTGAACACCGGCATCACCACCCCGTCGCTCGCCGCGGCCCACTGGCACGCCAGAAGCTCAGCAACAAGAGGGCGGTCGGCGGCGATCAGGTACTTGCGGATCTCGTCCATACGGGGCGGGCGTCTCAGCGCCACGCCTACGTGGACCTCGTAGACGCCCATCAGGCCGGCACGTCGCAACGACCCGGATGACCCAACGGCTGCTTGCAATCATCGCTACACGCCGGGCTCACACCGTCACGTGCCAGCAGCGGCCGGACGTCACGGTGGGCCGCATAGAGGTGCGCAAGGTCGGTACGTAGACACACCGCGCGACCTGCACGGACGTCATCGGCCCCGAAGACGCACTCGGCCACCTCGATGACAACGGGTATGGAGTCCTGGCCGGCAGGGCCCCTGATCAGGCCGCCGCGGGCGAAGTCTTTCGAGGTCATGTTGGCACATCCTCAGCTCCACCTAGCCGGCCCTGGACTTTGGGCACCAGTGGACTGCTCACGCCGCTTCTCCGTTCGAGTCCAGCTCATCATGCTCCGCGGCCTCAGCAGCGAGGTCGTCCCGCCACGTGTGCTGTCCGCAGTTTCTACACCAAAGGCACCGAATTACCCCCGTCTCGCCGCGTTCCACCCACATCGCCGGCTGCCGGGTCTCGTGCGGCTCCTCAACAGCCGGCACCCAGCGCACCTGATCCGGCCTACCCGGCTCCGGATCGGGCACCGACACCACCCACCGCTCCCCACAGTGCCGGCAGCTCACGCCGACGATGCCGCGGCCGGCCGACTCCGGCGGGGACAACATCCCCTCAATGCGGATCTTCCACCTGCGGCAGTTCCGCTCCACCGCCACCGCCATCAGGTCCCGGTCCGTCCGCCCCGCGATCGCCGCAGCCACCGCCCGCAACAGCAGCCCGGTCATCGGCGGAGAATCCGGGTCCGTGTCGGTCGGGCCGTTGCGGTACCGGCGGCGGTCCAACCCCAGCACCGCAGCCCACGCCCCCACACTGGCCAGGATCTCCGTCCACAAATCCAACGCACCCTGATCCAACGGAGCCCGCGTCCCCGGAGACGTCCGACCCCCCACCCCACCACTCGACGAGGCGATCGCCTCGTCGAGTGGTGGGGTGGGGGGTCGGACGTCTCCGGGGACGCGGGCTCC